TCTCCACCTATTATAAATTACTCTGAGGGTAAATCCTCTAAGACCCAATCGTCTACTTCACCACTCCACCAATAGTCCTTACCTTCTGGAGGAGTAGGCTTTTCTGTAGGTGGAACCCATTGAACAACAGTTCCTGCAGATTCTTCATCTTCATGCACCCATGTATCAAATGATTTCTGTTCATCAGTAGCAAAGAACTTTGATTTACTTGCGTCCCATCTATGACCTATGCTAACAGTATCCCTAACAGGATATGAACCAAAACCTGTCATAGCTATATCATGGAATAGATAAGTCTTACTAGGATTATCAGCTACTTTTTTATCATAAGCATCACTATCTCCAATAGTGACATTAATAACTATATTACTGTCATCTAGTTCTACTATTTGTCTTGCTGTATCTTTATCTGGATGGTCTACCATTAGCTACCTGTATATCCTGAGTGTGGTTTAAGGTATTCAAAAACTACCCTTCCTGCTGTTCCATTCATAATACCGTCATTGCCATTATTATGAATGCCACCGCCTCCACTACCATATCCACCTGAATTAGCTCCAGAAGAGTTATTATGTCTACCTGTAGCACCATATCTAGTACCAGATGCTTGACCACCTGTACCGTAGCCATCCCAACCTCCTCCACCGCCACCACATCCGTAGCCAGTTGAGTCTGCACTATATCCATCACCACCTCTATCATCTCCAGTATTTCCTGCGTCTCCATCATCTCCTGATAGGTCAGAGTCCATACCTCCACCATTTCCTGCATAGTTATCTGAGTTATCGGCACCACCATCGCCACCAATATTACCTGAACCTGCTGAACCAACATGTGTTCCTGCTCCACCACCACAACCACCACTTGAACCTCCGTGTCCTGACCAACCGCCAGTACCACCTCTACCACCACCTGCAGTAGATAAGTTAGTTGCTAATCCATTAACAGTTGTAGTACTACCTCCTACTTCCTTACTCCCTGCAGCACCAACATCTACAGTAGCTTCGTTTGCGTGTGTGATATAGTTCCATTTAGAAATCTGTACACCTCCACCGCCTCCTCCACCACCACGGAGAATGCCTCCACCACCTCCGCCTCCACAAGTTAATATTTCATAGAACTTAGCTCCAGATACTTTGGAAAAAGCTCCATCACTATTAACTGCTGAACGAGTGGTAGTACCATTAATAGACTTAGAAAAGTCTTGGTTATCACCTAATAATCTTCTTATCACTATGAAATCTCCTTAACTACTAAGGTGTTATTTCAACACCGAAGGCATTAAAAGATACATCTGCGTCAGATGCGTATACTTCTAAGACATCAGTTGCTTCCAAAGTTATTCCCAATGTAAGCGTAACTGTATCATTAGCAGCTATTGTTGCATCTTTAACAAGATAGTGCTTATCAGCTAAAGTATCGCCATCTTCTCTTACAGCTATTCTGTAAGTAGATGAACCTCCGCCATGTTCGTTTACAACTATTGTTGAAACAATAGCTTCTTTACTTGACGGTACTGTATATAGAGCAGTAGCAGAAGCGTTTGCTTCTGTCTGTCCTAGTATCTTGTAATTGTATGTTGCCATATTCTTCTCCTAGCTTATTGTCTTTTCTCCAAATGCTCCCATTAATAGAGGTGCTACTCCATCACTCTCAGCATTGAATCTTATAAGACCTACACCTGATAATAGCAGAATTTGAAGTCCTTCTTCGATTCCTACAGAAACAGGTGTACTAGCACCGAACCCTGAAACTTGATAACCGAAAGATATAGGACCTGACATTATGCCTCGTGTACATCATCAACTGTATAGAATAATTTTATTCCTATAAGTCTTACATCACCTGTCTGTGTATCTCCACCTACAACTCTAGTAACTCTAAAGTAAACTAAATCATTTGCAGCAGGTGAACCTGCAATAGTACAAGCACCACTTTCTGCTGATACCATTATGTCATTTGAAGTACCACTATGTGCTAAAGCTGTATGTACAGCTTCTCCAGAGAATGCAGTACCACCGATAGGGTCATCACTTGTTTTAGCTAGACCTTCTAATGCGAACTGTACTGTTCCTGTATTGGTTCCTGTAACTGTCCAATAAGACCTAAATGTTACAGTACTTTCATTCCAATATGAAGGCATTGCTATAGAGAACTGTGCAAAACTTTCTGCACCATCTGCGAAATCTAAAACTTTTAATTCTGGTTGGTTAGCAGCTATCTCTACTTGCTTTAATACTGAACAACCATTTGTACTTGAAGGATACATAGCTGCAGCAGGTATCCATATTGATTGTTTACCTATTACATCATTAGAAAATGTTAAATCGTATGGGTCACCATCTGTTCCGTTATCTGTATCAGTCCAGTTTGTAGTAATACCTGAACCAATAAACTTAATTTCTCTTGCTGTATATACACCTGATGCAACAGCTGGAGCAATACTTACTTCATCACCACTGTCATCTTCTAATACGAAACCTTGTTGAACAGCATCGTGTGCTTCTTCTATATGTTGTTTAACTACAGCAAGTCTTACTGCTGTTCCTGCAGCGTGTGTTGGGTCTGTTCCATGCTTACTATCTACATCTCTTGTTACTGTAGCAGCAGCATGGTTTGTTCCTGATGACCAAAGGACTACCTCTCTGTTACTGTCATTATCTGGGTCTATTACAAAATATGCAGGAGCATCTACTCCTGGGTCATCTGCTAAGTTCATTGATGTTCCACCACTAGCTAATTGTGCAGCTAATGTGGTTTCAAATGCGTTTACTAAGTTTGTTTCTCTTGCTACCATTTTATTTTATTATACCTTATTTATCCTAATCTCATAATACCATATGCATTAATTCCTGGAGCATTACCTGAAGTAACTGTACCATAAATTTCCTGTCTTGTCCCTCTTACTGTAATAATAGCATAGTGAGTTACGCTTCCAACAGTAGGATTTCCCTGTATAGGATATTGTATTGACTCAACAACTCCTCTTATTACTTCAGCAGGGTCATAAATCTCTAATGTTACTGGTGTACCTTCTTTGTCTTTTAATGATTGGTATATTGTTTCACCCAAGTTCTTTACATTAAACGGTTTTCTAAATGGTCTTTCTACCCTGTCGCTTATATTCACTGGTATCTGTACTACTACAAGTTCTGGTCTTGCTAATGCACGATAAGCTATAGAGTTAACTTCTGGAGCAGTATTATTACCTTGTGATTTAAGAACAACTTTGATAGCACCATATCTAGATATTTTATCTACCTGTGCTACTACAGTTCCCGTTCCAGATTGTGCATTAATAACTTTATCCCAACTTGTATGAGTTGAGGAAGTTATACCTGCTATGTCATCTGATACATGTACTTCTACTGTCTGTCCTGATGCTATATTTGGTGTCTCTACCTGGGCTTCAACCCATTGTTTTTTCTCAGCAGTAAAGAAGTCTGCGTTAGCTGTTATAAGATAACCTTCAGTTTCGTAGTTAGATGTTTCTTGATATACACCACTACCTTGAACTGTAGCTAAAAACTTTTCATTAACTAAATCAATTCCTTTTACTACACCACCTGCTCCAAACTTTAAGTCTCTAGCTATACCTGCAGTAGGTAGGTAGTATCTCCATAGATATGAATTACTTGCCGATTCCTTAATGCCTGTATAGACAGAGTCTCTTGTTGAAAAAAGTTTATATGGACTAGCATCTATGCTATCAATATTCCATTCTTTAATTAACTGCCTATTACCTATAACATATAGGTCGTCAGCTACTGTTATCTCTCCTCTGTATAATCTTCCTACTACTTTGCTTCCAGTCTGTACTTCTTTAGTACCAAAGAATATAAGACCTTGTGATTCTGTAATACAAGTTACTTGTTCACCTTGTATCTCTGTCATACCCTTAGCACCGAATGTTCCTGTTACATCTTTAATAGAATATATCCTTCCATCAGAACCAGTCGCTAATATAACTGCACCTGCATCTACTACATCAGTCCATGTTTGTCCTGAAGGTAGGGTAAATATAGCTGAACCAACAGTAGAAGCACCATCATACGGATGCAATGCGGTGCCAATAGATACTAGGAACTTGGATTTAACAGACCATATACCGTCATATACAGCTGATGACATTTTCTGTGTTGAAGTTCCATCACTTGTTAAACTCTCTATTTCACCTGCTGAACCATTGTTAGCTACTATATATAGTAAATCTCCATGTGCAGCTAAACCTTTTATATTATATCCTGCAGTTAATCCTTCTGATTGTGTACTCCAAGTATCCCCTCCATCTGTAGATTTGTATAATACTTCATCATCTGAAACATAAACAGTTGTACCAACAACTGCCATTGCATTATCTCCATCAGAAGAACTCAATGCTTGTTCTAACTCTGTTTGAAATAACATCTTCAAACTATATGGGTTACCCTTGTTCTGTGTAAATACATCTAACCCACTGCTATCCCAAAATTTTGAAGCATCATTCTCTGTCATACCTCTCTTGTGAGCCATATCTAAATTGCTTCCACCAGAGAAATTATTTCTAGAATATATACGACCTATGTTTCTAGTAAAGTCTTCGGGGTTTTGATTTACATTTACATCTTGTGTTTGAACATCTGATGACTGTATAACCATTTGTCTATTAGGACCTACTGCACTTCTGTACAATTGATTGTCTATTCTAAAATCGTAACCTTTTCTTTTAGGATTACTTACTTCTGCTTGGGTAGCTAAACGAACCATTATGACTGTATTCCATAAACCAATCCATCAACTGCTACTGCTTCAGGATATTTAGACCTCAAATACTTTCTTGCTTGTTGCAATAATCTTTCTTGATACTGTAATAATGAGTTCCTAATGTTATTAGAAGCACCTACAGGATATCCTTGTACTGACATTTGCTCAGTTATATAGCTACTAGTAGCCGAAGGTATATCTCTTCCTGACATTAATTGAGCAGCTACACCCGCCATAATAATAGGTTCATATTCATTTTCTAAACCAATAGTTGATAGTGTGTCTGCCTCTGCAGTCGGTTCTATAAATTTCTTTTTGAATGTTACGTATGCAGTATGACCTGAAGCTATACCACTAAATTGAAGAGCATGTACAACACTAGGACCTGTGCTATATGTCATAGTTCTTTCTGTTCCATCTGAATCTGTATATGTAAAAGGATTAGGAAGTTCTATTAAACTACAAGCAACAGGTAAGAAGTTAACTCCTGTTGTATCTGAACCTGCACTGAAATCTGTGTATTGAGATACGGCACCTAATACAGATACTAAATAGTTATGTGTACCAACAGAATCGTAACTTCCTATAAGTGTATATCCTGTTCCTGTCGTAATTGATTGAGTATCTACTGCGAATACAGAAGGGAATAGATTATTTATCTGGTCAACTACTGCATCGAATACAGCTTTACGTGTAAAAGCAGGTGCTATCTTAACTAAAGAACCTTTAAGATGTTGTGCTGCTGTAGTACCTCTAGTACCTCTAACTACTGTAATAGTATTATTAACAGTATCAATATCAGTACAATACATCAGTTCATGTTCACACTCAAGTATGGTTCCAGCATCCATAACATCTTCTTCTTCCTGTGTTAACAAGTCTGGATTAAAAGAAAGTGTTGTATCTGAAGAAGATATACCATTTCCACCTGTAATACTATCGTTATCTTCTACTGTTGTATAAGAATTTAAGTCATCTGCAGGTTCCAGGTACTCTCTAAAAACTCTATCTACTAAATCACCTATTGTTGTACTCATTAAGCAGTCCTCTCAATTTCTTTAGCATAAGCAGATACACCGAATAAAGCCATTGTGTAACCTGCACTCTTCTCTGATTCGTCTTCAATTAAAGATACAGATGATTCAATGGCTTCGCTGATGGTAGCCTCTAAAGATAGAAGCTTACCTTCTTTTAGTATTAAGAGCATACTCATTGTAACTCCTAACTGTGTCTAAAGTGTAGTACTATGCTTCTGTCTGCCGCTTCGCTTCCGTTAGACGATACTCTGATATAACCATTACTTGCAAAAGCCCACCCTGAAGGGTCAACTCTTACCATGTTTCCTGCTGAAACTGAGTAACTTACTTCTGAGGCATCTGTTTCATGAACATCTACCCATCCTGTGCTACCGTTCAAAGAGAAATCAAATGTGATTGCAGAACCTGTCATTGCTGCTGGAAATTCAATACCACAAAGTAACATCCCATCTGTCTTTACAGCTAGGCTATCATTGTTATCTTCTGAAACATCTATTAAAGCTATTTTACTTCTTATCATACTTCCTTACTATAGCAGAACATTGGGAGCTGGTGGAGCAACTCCCAAAGTTCTTAATTATAACCTTACGATACTGCTTGGATTTTGCAATGATATGAAGGAGGACCAAATTCGAATCCCATCTCCATATAAATAGCTTTACCAATCCTTGCATTAGCATCTTGGTCTAGGTCACGAACAAACACAGTACCATATCCAGGGATATTTGTGAATACTGGTTGTATGTAAGCTAGGTCTAAGATGAAAGCAGAGCCTGACGGTAAGATATTAGGGTCAATAACCATTAATCCGATTGAACCGAATGGGGTTATGACTGTATCAATATCAACACCGGCAATATTTCTATCTCTAGGAATAATTGCTCCTGCTATATCTACTGTACCTTTAACAAGTTCGTTGTTAAGGTCTAGTAGTTGCTGTGGACTAACACAAAGTACAGGGGCTTTCATTGGTGCATGATTGTCATACATTCTCTTTAACGCACCTGATATAGTTGCGAAAGAGATGACTTGTGCTGTACCAGTTCCGTCACCTGATGTGTCGTTGTAGTAGCAGTTACCACCTAGTGGTTCTACTGCTGCAGAGTTGCTTTGGTTCTTGTTTAATGTAATCCATACATCAATACCATACATTTCTCTAGTTCCTGACCCAGGTGTTGTATTAGCACCATCTGAGAAAGAACCATTGAATGCAAACCACTCAACTTCTCTTGCTACTTTTTCCATTGCTTTTTCAAGCTGTAATGCAAATTCATCTTGCACTGGATTTCCACCGAATAATCCTAAGCTATCGCCTGCAGTTGTTGTTCCATCTCCATCAGAGATATTTACAATGTCGGCAGACAAATCAAAAGGATTTTGATTTCCTGTGGACGCCAAAGCTGTATAGGTCATTTGTACACCCTTATGGAAAATTTGAGTTACATAAGTGTATGCACTTCTATCTCTTCCAAGATATTCTGTAGGTGCAGCACCTTCTTGTCCTTTAGACGGTTCTGAAGAAATGGTTGCATTGTCTTCTACTTGGACTTGCCAAAATGTAGAAGATAATGTTTTACCACCGTTCAGACCACCGACTGAAGAAAGCAAAGGTGTTCTTTGACCACCAACTTTGAATAGTTCACCAGTAAAGTTATTAATTTGTTGTGCATAAATAGTATTGCTGGTTGCCCCAACATTTATTTCTGCCATATTAATCTAACCTTCCCCAGGTATTTCTACCTGAAATTTACTATTACTATTACTTATTTTGTTCTTTAGCTACTGAATCAATCATTGATAATCTAGCAGCTATAGTGTCTTTAACAGTTCCGTTTTGAACGACCTCATTAAATGCATCAGATATATCTGTAGGTCCTGCTGAACCTGCTTTAGACATAACTTGACTTACTCTTTGTTGTCCTTGATTCATTTGAGATACTGGTTCAGATGCTTCTGGCACAGGTGCCTGAACTTCTACTTCACCAAACTCTTCATCAATAAAAGACTGTAAGGCTTCGGTTTCAAGGGGACCAGTGTATAGCTTAGAGACAGCTTTTCCAAATCCAGAGTTGATATCCAGACCAACATCCTTAAATACCTGTTGCTGAGCCACAGGCTTCAAAGTCTTGTTCTCACTCTTAAGAGTCTTTATTTGACTTCTTAATTCCGCTATTACTGTATTGTCTTCCATATCTTCCGATACGTTCATTTCTTCACTTGTCATATTTACTCCTCACATATTTCTTTTCTCTAACTAACTGTGGATTAATTAGGAAGGCGACAGTTATTACTTATATTGTACTGATATACCTGTCTGCTCCATACGGCAGTACAGTTCTCCTCGAATTTAGAATACGGTGTAGACGAGGGTCATACACTAATTTGTGTTGGTCTGTTATTGGTCACCCGACCTGGCTCAGTATTAATTATAGCTTTTAAGTACCCTCTGTCAAGCCTATAACCTTACCACCTTGAGATTTCTTAGCACCTATATTTACAGATGAACTTGATTTAGCTTGTTGTAATACTCTTGATATTTCTTTTGCTGCTTCTGGGTCCTCTAATGCTTTAGCTTGTACTAACTCTTCAACAGATACACCTTCTCTGCCTTGAGATGCTGCCATTTGTGATAGTCTTTCGGACTCTTCACTTGCCTGTGTAAATAACTTCTCTGCTTCTCCTTGCGTATCTATACCAGCTTTGAACAATGCTTCTAATGTATTCATACCTAGTTCTGTACCAGCTAAATACTTAGCTTCTCCAGCAATTTCTGCCATAGTTATTCTCTTATTGAGTATCTCTTCACTTACAGATGGGTCTATTAAGGAAGCAAGCAATCCTTCTTCTGACATTTCTATACCATAGTTATCTGCATAAAATGCAATCAAATCTTTTGAAGCAGGGTTATCTTCTATTGCCCTTCTCTTTAATGCAACTCTTTCTTTAAGCTCATCAGGAGAAACATTACCAGATATTAATTGACCAAACTTACTTTGAAAATTTGATGAGTCTAAACCATTCTCATGTAATACATTGACATATCCTGATTCTATTGACTTATACTCTGACTCTCCCCATCTAACTGAACCATCAGCTCGCTTATTACCAGGGAATAATGTATCATAGTCTTCTGAATCTCTTACAGTAGCTAATGCTATGTCTGGATTACCAGACTCTGCCCATGAATCTTGATATATTTGTAATAAGTTACCAGTTCCAGAAAGCCAAGGTACCATTGTTTTTACTACATCTAAGGTAGGTACGAATCTTTGCTCTTCTAAACTTTCTAGTTGTTTTCTTAAATCATCTATTTCAGAACCGAGTACAGAATTAAGTATGTCAGTTATACCAGATAAATCAAAATCTGGAATATTAATTTCAATGTTTGCGTCAGTACCATCAGTCCCAGTACCATCAGTCCCAGTACCATCAGTCCCAGTACCACCTGTATATACAAAAGGATTAGCTGAATATAATCCGCTACCTGCTTGTGCATCTCTAGCCTCTTCTTCAGCAATACGAGCATCGTCTCTCTCTGCCTGTGTTAACGGATTTGTTCCAGTTATAGTAGCTCCAGGTGTACCAATTGTAGCTGTATCTTTTCCTCTATTTTCTTCTTCTGCTTCACGAGCAGCAGCTTCTTTAGCTCTTTTTTGCTGCTCATCTATCTGAGGGTCTATGAAACGGGACTTCTTTTTTTTAGTTACCATTATGTATCGACCGTCCTATAGGAAGAACCAAATGAACGTTGTGCTTGTGTAGCTAATAGATTAGCTGTTGTCTGGTTGTTATTGGATAACCCCCACATCCTAGCTTTCTTTCCTTGTTCATTTGAATCATCTGTATTCATTAAATCTACTATAAAACCATAATCGTTTATTTCATTCAAATCTCCTACCCAAGGCTTAGCAATTTCATTTACTAATGTATAGCTAGCATCCCAGTTACTTCCTGCTCTATTAGGAAATAACTTATCCCATTCACCTTGTAATGTTCCAGCTAATAACTGGTTACCATTAGGTAGATTAAGAATATCTGACATCTTTTGTATTTCTTCCTGAGAATATTTATTAGCAATATTGCCTCCCAAGTAAGACTGAAGGTACTTCTTAGTAGTTTGGCTATTAATATTGTTAACACCTATTGCTTCTCCTTCTATCAAGTCTGCAAATTCCTTATCGAATACAGTAGATGTATTTGGTGATTTAAGATAATCTAAATTCTCCCCTAGAAAATCTTTATTCCATTCACCTGATAGATATTTAGTATATACAAACTCTTGTACAGATTTAGGAACATCTGTAAAACCTCTAGACTCCATTAAAGAAGCAACTGTTATTGTTGCTTCCTGAGCTAAGTTTTTCCAAGCAGCAGAATCTTCTCCTAAGCCTACTGCACTAAAGTAGTCTCTCTGTCTATCATTCATACCTGCATATATATCTGATGCAGCAAGGTACTCCTCTTGTGATATAGGTTTATTAGGTTCAAATAGCTGTTGTACAAATAGACTCAATAAAGCATACTTACCAGCATTTGGTCCAGTGGTTTCTTTCTTTAATAACCAAGGTCTAACACGAGCTACAGATTTAATTCTTTCAACATAAGATTGCATTGGATTAACTCCTACCTCTATTTCTAAATGGTCTCCTGCAAAGAATGAATTATCCAATAGTCCATCAATACTCCCTGCATCTACATCTACATTGAAGTTATAAGCTTCAGGAGCTTGATAGGATAGGTACCCTACTTGACCTCCAGTTAAACTGGTAGGTATCTGATAAAAGAAATAAGTTTTACCATCTTTAATCCCTACCTTATCAGGTGCAGGGACATTGGCATCACTCCAATCACTCGCTTGCGACATCTGCACCTCGTTTGGAATTTATTATATCCATCATATGCGTTGCCATAACTTGTTGGATTTCAGCATCTTCAGTTGATACTTCTTCTCCTAGCATAGCATTCCTATCTTCCTCTAATAACGGTGCATCTTCTATAGGTTGCATATCTACTTGTTCTTGTTCTGCTTCTGTAAAGAACCAGTCTAATTCAGCAGGCACCCTTTGAGAACGTAGTCCTCTAGGTGCTTTCTCTGGTATACTATTATACCAAGCATCTTCAATCTCTTCTTCACTTCCTGAAGCAATAGCATTGACTAACCCACTTCTTTTAACAGCTACTGGTCTGTTGTAATATGCTATGACAATAGCATCAAACTCATTTTGATTGATATTAACCCTACTAAATAACTTATTAACTTCTTTTTCAACAACAGCTAAGTCATTGAATAATAATTCCTCTGCTTGTTCAGCAGTTATCTCTGTATCCTTATCAAAATCAAACTCTGTAAAACTTGTGGTATGGTGTCCATAGCCTATAGAATATGAATTACCATCTTTATATGCTTTTAGTATAGGGTTACCATCTCCTGTTTCTAGATTCTTTAGTAACTGTACTCCTCTTTCTGAAGTTATCATATCTTCTACTACTTGCTCTTCTTGCATCAATGGTGGTGTTTCAACCATAAGGACCTCCGAGGTTCCTAAGGGCATTATTAAAACCAAGAGAAGCTTGGTTAATAGCATATCTACGTTCATTGTCATCTATTTCCTGTTTGAAATATGTATCCTTTAATCTTCTACTAAACTCTATATTAGCTAGTTTTTCTGCTTCTTGTTCAACTTCTCCAGCATCAAGACCTTCAACAATATCAGTTTTTAATCCAGTTGGGTCAGTACCCAGATGTTTTGCTTGACGTTTTCTTTGTAAGTTAAACAATTCTTTTTCTCTATTTGATTTTGTTAATTCTAATTGTGTCTCTAGTACTTCATCATATTTACTTCTTTTTATTTGGTCGAACATATCAGATAGCTCTGATGCCATTTTATAATCTATATTTCTACCAAGCACTTCACCACCTATTCTCATAACTTGGTCTGTAGAGTCTGTCAAAAATGGTTTAGCATAATATGCTTGAGCCTCTTTTTCCTCATTTGCTGTCTCATCATTAACAAGTTCTTTTTTTAAGTGTTCAAAGATAAAATCAAATGTTGCAGGTGTTACTTGATTTTGTATTAATTCTGTTTTCATCAAATCATCTAGTTCAGGAGCTCTACCAGATAAGTTGTGTTGAGTAAATGCAGCTTCCAAAGCTTGAATAGTTGCGGTACCTATCTCTCCATAAGTCCAAGAACCTATAGCTGATAGATGATTACCACGAACTAAATACTCTTGAAGTACACCTAAGTTCATAGGACTTAAAACCCTTATCATTTCTTCAGCAAAACCCTCTCTATACAAAGGTCTATTTCCTACAGCACCTTCTTGTTCAGGGAACACAGGAGTTACTGGAGAATTATATCCTAGTATATTAGAAGCTAGTATTGCACCTGCTGGCATATCTGATGCTAACTGTAACAGTGATTGTTTAGTTTCATCATCCCAGTCTTCTATATTATCGAAATCTAATTCAGGGAACTGTTCTTTTATTATCTCCATTAAATGTAGATTCTTTGCAAGTTCAGTTTCTAAAACTGTATTAATCCCTGCAGCTTGTTCTAACTGAGGTATGAATATTTTAGGGTCATCGAACTGGTCTTTTATTAAATCGAAGTCCTCTATCATCCATGTTCCTCCTAGTTCTGAAGCATACTGTAATATCTCATTATCATCCAAATCCTCAAAAAATCCTATATAAGGTGCAACTGAACCATACTGTTGTATTAACGGTTTTAATAATTCCCATTGTTCTGCAGTAGATAGCTCCAGATACATCTCATTCATTTGCTTCCAACCAACATATCCTCTTCCTTCAAGCTCTTCTAAAGCAGTCTTTGCTATTTCCTCTTGAAGAGTTCTTTCAAATTCTTCATAGGATTTTGCTGGGTCTTTAGACAAAACTTCTTCTAATCCTACTACTGCTGGTTTGCGTTCTTCTGGCATTATATTCCTTGTATCTCAAATCCTTCAGGAACAGAACGAATATCTTCTTCTAGTTCCCTACTTAATATACTATTATAAACATATCTAAATTCAGGGTATTGATTAATTAACATTTTAGCTAGCACCCTTAATTGATTCCTAATAACTATAGCACTCTTACCTCCAAGAGTTGACATAGGTCTTCCTGTCTGTAATCTATACTCTTCTAACAAAGCATCTCTTAATGTTAAGTATTTTGTCAATGCCTTACCAGCTTCAGAGCTATGAAGCATTGGCTCATCTTCCCATCTTCTTAGTTCAGCTATCTTTGTTTCTAAATCTGCTGGTTTCCTCATAGTTAGTTCTTGACCAAATCCAGGGAACATTGCCATTATAAATAGCTTTGATTCAGCTAATAGATGCTGTCTAGCCATAGGGTCCATGACTGCAAACTCTGGATTGTTTTTAACACTGTACTTTATATTCTGATAAGCCATTCTTCCATTTGCTTGATTTAATAAATGCAACCAATCATTCGGTGTAAGACCTATTCTTGCACCTTTAGTTAGACTCTCCCTCCAAGCTCTAACATCAAACTCTTCGAACTCATCATAAGGCTTACCAAATACTGCAGTATTAGGATATTCAGCAAACAATCCTGGATTTTCTCTTGCCCATTCTAGACCTGTATCTCCCATTGGATACTCTGTTATCTCTCTTGTTTTCCTAATTAACAATGGCATTGGATTGCTTCCAAATAATATCTCAAAGTTCTTTGTAGCTAGATACTGTGGGTCCATATCTGCATATTCTGGATTGTTTTTAATTAATTCTTGAGCTTCAGAGTAAAGCTTATAGTATGCATTTACTAAATTAGCAAAACCTGTAAACCTTGCGTCTGGGTCTAAGTCTTTAGCAGCACCTGGGTCCATAAATAACAGACCTTCATCTGTTATAGCTTGTTCATATCTAACCTCTCCACCTGTAAACCACATCCATTGAACAGCACCTCTTACTAAAGAAAGCCATCTAGCATCACTAACAGCTTCTTTTATAGCTAATCTCTGTCCTTGTCTTGAAGATACATCTACAGTCCCTGCATATGTTCTAACTTTTAATAAGTCTTTAGTTGTACTTGCTAATATTCCTACCATATCCTTTGAAGTTTCAGGACTAAATTGGTCAGCAGGGTCAGGTATACCTGTCTGTAGTGGATTAAGAGCAGCGAACATCTTCTTCATATAAGGCGGGATTGTTGCTGTTGCAAAAGCTTTAGGTATATCTAATATTCCTTCTATACCATGTCTTACCTCTGGTCTACCGAATGGGAATAACTGGTCTGCAACAAAGCCGAACTCTGCTACGTTAAACAAAGATGCTGGTATTTGAACAACTGGACCAACACCAGGCATAATTGTAGTAGCCATCATGTTTAGATTCCTTGTATATCCTCTAAGTCCAGCTCTTATACCTACATCTTCAGGGTCTGCACCTACAACCCAACCAGAAAATACTCCTCCTGGGTCTGCAAAGTTGTACATTTGTTCGCCTGTTACTGGGTCTTCTGCAAAGAAACCATCATTATGGTCAGGGTCTGGACCAAACATACTGTCATCTTGCATGTTCTGTACAACTATTGAGGCTCTTCTTGCTTTATGAGGATTCGCAGACATCAATCTAGCCTGTGTTGTTAGGATTTCCTTATACGCTTCACCGAATGGGAATACTAATCTTAGTGCATCTAGTATTTGCCCTCTTCTATTCAAATCATAAAGTAAATTCTTAGTTTGTGTTAAAGCATAAGACTTAGCTAATTCATCTGCTTCCTCAAATGTAGTAAATGTTCTACCTGAGTAATATCTAAATTTAACAGATGTTAACTGCTTACCTTCTGTAACTGATTTAACCTCAGCCTTTTTGAAAGCGTCTGGTCTTCTCTCTAATATAAATTCTCTTAATACATCAGCATGACTCGGCTCACCCTTGGGGTCTTTGAAACCTCTCTTGTAAAAGATATCTTTACCATCAAAGTAACCGTCATCTATTGCCTTGATAACTCTCTTTCGTTCTTCATCTAGCCACTTACTAACTGCATCCCAACCTTTTTGAGGCTCTGGTCTTCGTTGTGTCCGTGCATCATCTATGAAGTCTCCATTTTTGAACCAAGGAAATGTCCATTCCCCTGGAGTTTCAGACCTACCTAGTAAATTACTATTACCAGATTCATCAAATAAATCTCCCCCATACAACCATCTCTTATATAATCCGACTGTTTCTTTATAGCTAGATGTTTGTAATGGATACAGATATTCATAATGTTCCATAACCTTTTCTTTGTTATGGAAGAAAGGGTTTCCAAAATCTAGTTTGTTGCCCCCAGATACTTTACCTCTAAAAACATTAATAACATTAGGACCTTTTTCAGTTACTATATCTAAATTTCCTGCCAGTGGTGTATCTATTGTCTTTTGATATGCTTTGAATAAATTCTCTATTCCATCCTCAGATGCCCAATCTAATCTTAATCCTTCATCTTCTGCCCATTGTGTAAATTTAGCAAGGTTCTTTCTAATATCTTCATAAGGAGTAACACGTGTTACTTGTACTGGTATATTTACACCATCCTCTGTTGTAAGGAGTATTATGTCTCCATTCATAGGAATTTTATTTTCATCCATATATGTTGTAAAAGAAGTTCTTTCTCCATTTTCTATCATTTCCATAGAAGTTCTTTTTTCTCCAGATTGAGTTGCACTAGCTTCAAATTCAAGATTTTGTTTGAACCTACTTCTCTTAGGAATAGAATCTATATCTATACCATCTCCTACTTTATGTAACTCCATATCTATTTTAAGTTCTGATAATGTCTTATCTACCCATGATTTCCTTACTTTTCCTTTTGCATCCCTAGCTCCAGCTACAATCCTTCTAGCTAAAGAAACATCTAGACTCTCTTTTGCAATTACATCCCAAGCAGATTCGAAGCTAGCAACTATCTGTTCTTTAACCTGCATAGGCATAAATCTAGAATTCTGAATAAACCAATCTAAATAATATTGCATGAAAGCAGGTGAACGAGAGAACTTATTTGTTTGAGCTGACATAAATCCATCAAACATATCTTCTATAAAAGCATCCCACTTCGCAATAGGAGTTCCTAATTCGCCTGATGTTTTTGAAACCTTAACTGTTCTAGGTCCTAATCCCATTGTCTTCTTTGAATTTAGATAAGACTGGAGAAGTCTTCTTTCATGTTGACCCATGTCTTGTCCAACATATGTAGATTTACCTCCCCATTCAAATGGTCTCCTACCAGAAAAAACACTAAGCAACTCTGGGTCACCTTTTCTTGTTATGTCATAGTCAAGATAATATCCTGATTCAAACATTTCTTGCATATTGGCATATTCGAAATCATCACCAGGTAAACGCTTTGGTATAGCCATTTCATCTAAAGTTTGTATATAGAATCTATCCTTATAACTTCTATTAAGAGCATCAAAGTTATCAAATTCTTGTACTACCCCATCTATATCCAGTGTTAATTTATCCCCAAGGTCTTCAAACTTCTGTTCAAATTTAGGATTCGACTTATCTTTTAATATATTTCTAGATGAAGGTAATTTGAATGCAAAGTCTGGTTTATCTGCATGTTTTATATAAACATCATAATTCCCCCCTGCAAGTCTATGTCTATCAGCAATACGACTTCTAATATATGAACCAGTTAAAGCTTTATTACCAATAATCTTTTGTTTTATTTCCGCAGATTGTCGGAATGCATCATCAGCTAATTCTTGAAAATACGACAATAGGTCTCCTGATGTAGCTCTTTCTACTAATTCATCTAATCCCTGCAATCCACCCCAGCTTTTAGAAGGTTCAAATATCTGTGTAATAACATCTTCAGTTACTTGTTGTAATCTTCTATTAGGACCAGCAGTCTTGTTAGCAGAAGCTACTATCTCACCTTCAGGAATAAATGAATCAAAATGTCTCAGAAGATTATTTTCTAGACTTTCTATCTCATCAAGTATTTTCCAAAATGTAGGTTCATGATTGTTCCTGTAATCTAATTCTATATCTTGCCTTCTTTTTAACTCCCTAGGTGCTCTCTTTTTAGTACCACTCCCTAAGGTGATTGCTCCAGTTTGCCTGTTTACATTGGTCGTATATTGAATAGTTCTATCATAATTAGCCGATACCCTCTTCTGTCTATTATCATCCATTATTCTAAATTGTTTGCCCCTGATAAGTTTTATTCCCTCAGCCTGTTCTATCTGCTCCCACTCCTTTATAAAATCTTGTGCCTCTCTAGTTCTGATAGCTAATCTCATTTCCATCTTTTGTATATTATCTGGAATATTAGGAAATTTATCAGGCATTTGTTGATTTTTTAATCTTAATAAAGCCTCTTCTAAGTAAGCCGCAGTTCTAGGAGCTTGATTCTCTAACCCAGTCCACTGTCCAGTTATAGGGTCTTTTGGTCCTGCTCTACCTGTTCCAATACCAGCTTCAGGAAGTACTATAGTTTTACCCTCTGCTAGAATTTTTTCTATATCTTTGTCTATAGCTTGTTTATTAGCTTCGAACTCGTCATCAGTAAGAAACTTTCGAGGAGACTTCTTAGTAGCTATACCAAAAGCATTAGGTTCATCTCTAATAATAGCTTGACCGCCTTTTCCTGTTCTTGCCCAATTATCTCCAAAAACATATATCTTATCTGGATTAGCTTGTAATAATTCTTTACTTAATTCTGGAACTGTTTCAACACCTGCAGACATTTGTGGACCAAATCTTTGGTTGATAATATCAGATAAAGCTCTTGCTTGATTGTTATCTGTATTAGCATAAAAATCTGTTAATTGCTTACCCCTAGTTTTTTCTGCTAATTCTTCCATTAATTCAAAGTTCTTTTGTTTATCATCAACCCAAGCATTCCATATTTTCAAATACTCTTCATAGTAAGGAAAGTCTGGGTGAATTGCTTCCTTTCCTTTAGCTTCTTTTATACTTTTGTAACCTTTCTTTTTAGCCCACTTAAGTTCTACTGATTCTCCATCTGCAAACTTAGCATTTAATGCAGAAAATTGTTTACCAAAACTATCTCCCTTAGTAGATACTTCAAATGTTTCTACACCTGGGTCACCATATCTTGACCAACCCAGAATAGTTCCTACTTCCCCAAGGTCTTTAACGGGAACGGTTGCTACAGGTGCTGGTTTAGCACCCATAACTATTCTTTCTCTAGGTCCAGCAACATTAATAACTGGATTTTCATATCGAGCTAATATATTATCTATAAGAACCATTGTGTCTTCATCAAGACCACCCTCTGCTATAACCTTATCTATATTTATTACGATAGTGTCTTTATATTTAGATTTTCTTATACCAGTATGTGTACTATCATCAGCTATATTCGCACTGTAAATAAGGTGTTCATGTTGGTGAGCAGCTATATGTTTTCTATCAGTTAACCATATAAAATCTTGTGGTGAGCTGTAGGTATTACTAGTATCCAAATCTATTCGTCTTGGCAATCCCCATCTTCCTTCTGTAGCATAATTAAATGTAGATGCTGTTCCCATTGATTCACCCTTAGTAACAGCTTTCCTACCCTTAGGAAGCTTTGAAGAAGAAAAGCGAGGACTTGTTATAATAATTTGAACATCAGCATTATCAACATTTTTTATTGCTCTACTTCTATAGACAAAAGATTTTATTAGAGATTTCTCAGATGCAGTTTCACCCTTGATTACATCTCCTACTTTTACACCTAAATCTTTCATCTCTTGAGGAATTGCTTTTTCATCTAGATAAACAAGTTGTCTTTCTTCAACATCTTTAGCTTTTCTCCATCCTATATTTTTGAAAAAGTTTCCTTTTGGAATAGTTCTAACTGTTGTCCCATCAACTAGCTGTACAGTTTTCGCAACTAAATCTTCAGGTGATAAAAAGTTTATATCTTCTGCTAATCCAAACTCATCTTGCAGGTCTAAAGCAGCACCCTCATCAGTAACATAATTTTTTGGAGCCATTCCACCTGTCTTGTATTGCATTTTTCGAGCAGCAACAAGTGCTCCCTTATCAACTCCTGTCTGACCTCCAGATATAATTAGCTGTGCTTTTCTTTGTCCGTTTATTCTTGTTAAATCTAGAGTATCATCATTAACAGGTTCTAATTTATACAAAGAAAGATTTGTACCGCTGACGTCTATCTTTCCTTGTACTGCATCTAATTCTAGTCTAAGAGCTTCTAACTCTTTTACATCGTCAGTTGAGGCCTTAAGTTCAGGAGCAATCTCATCTGTTGATTTAATCAGTTTTCTTAATTTTGTCGGTGTAATATGTGATTCATCTATATTATGAATTTTCTTTAACTGGACAATTTTTTTATCCAATGCACGAATAATTTGTACCAATCGGCTATAGTCTGCATTCAGTAAATCGTCTACATTTTGATAAACACCCATATCAATTAATGCCCGTCCATTGTGAGTTAGTACTATATCGGATGCCTTAAGCTGAACTTCTGCTGCTGCCTTTTTTGCCAATGCTTCTGGGGATTCTTTTCTAGCTGCCCATAATGGGACAACCCTTCCACGCTTTTTTTTAGAAATTGTTATTTGACCTTTTGTAAGGTCTAATCTTCTTCCAAAGTTCTCGCTTAAAATCTTTTCAAGCTTAGCTCTTGTTTGTTTAAGTGCTTTCAGTTTGAACTCAGGTCTTACCTCATGTTTTTCAACAATATTAAAAGATTCTCCGCTAGCTTTTGTAGATGTAAATACATCATCCAGTATAACGAAAGGCTCTGATTCACCTATTTGAACTCGTAATTCAATATCAGCAAGTCTTTCATTTGCTTCTTCTATAATTTCATCAGTCCTCTTGAGTTTTTCCTGTACCCTCTCTATAGCATCTGGAATTGGGTCTTTATCCTTTTGTAATGTTTTTAATTCTTGTTCAAGCTTTGCTCTATTTCTTGTGATTCTTTTTTTATCTTGGAGGACAGTTATCTTTTCTCTCAAATTGGATGTTACTTCGCCTCCTTCTTTTTCAAGATATTCATCTATCTCTCTTAGCTCCTTATTTAACTCTTCAAGTACTTTAGGGTCTGTGTCTTTTGTAGGAGCCTCTAATGCAAATTCTATTTGCTTTTCTCTTTCTAGCATTTCTTTAACTTTTTTCTCGTCAAACCCTCCTTTTCTTGTTATTGGTCGGATTCCAACAGTTACATTTGTCTGACCTATAAAGTTATTTAATAAATCTTTTTCCTTATTAATAAGTGCTATATCTGCCTCATCTAATTTATCAACTTTTTCTTTTAGCTCCCTTAATAAACTACTAGCCTCCCCTCTTGAATATCCATTTCTAATTAATTCGGATTCAGCTGAAGCGATTTGTATTTGATTTTGTTTTAGTTTTTTGTTCTTAAATAAATTAACTTGCTTAACTTCAACTACACGGAAGTATTTTAGAGTTTTAGTTTTCTTGTCTACGAAACTTAGTATCTTTCCTACAGCAACACGGGTATCTGCTCCTTTACTATGTATCATTGTTCGGCTACCATCTATGACTCCTTCTAACCATTCCTCTTTATACCCAGCTCTTCTAGTAATCTTTTGACCTACTTCGCTATTTGCTATTACATAATCATCTAAAGCCATTAAGGTTTTTTCTAGAAGTTTATTCCTTGTCATTTTATCTGCTATTCCTGGAGGTTGATATTTTGAAACTTCTTCCACTGACATATTTCGAACCTTACTTCTAACTGTCTGAATTAATGTCTTAATATTAAGATATCCTTCGTAATTTTGACCTGAGATATCTTCTACTACATCTCCAATAAAATTAGCGACCTGTGTATCGGCTGATATTTTATTGTGTCTAAGGTCATAAATAATATGTCCTACAGTTTTGCTAGTTATTTGGTCTGGGTCAGGCAATATATCTCCTACATGATTTCTAATACCAGCAATAGTGCTTCCTTTTTCTACACCTTCTATGACATAAACAACATTAGGGTCATCTGGAGTAAGTGAAGCATATCTGCTTACATCAGACATTACAACTTCATCTATCTCTCTAGTTAAATCATCTGAATTATCCAACAACGTTTCATTTAGCCAACCAGAAGCAAATCTCTTATCTCCTGTACCAATAACTCTATATTCTCTATTCCTACTAAAATTATTAACTCCAATGTAACCTCCATGTCCTTTAGACATAGCTAGTTTCCATTTCAAAGCATTATTCATATTCCCATTTAGAGCATTCATAGGAGCATTGTCACCAACCCAAAAGGCAAAATAAGATATAGGATGTCTAAACATAGAATCTAAACCTTCTGTCCACATACGAACTTGTTCTTCTCCTACAACTCTTAATGTCCAAGCCCACCTTAGTAGAGCAAATGGTTTCCATATTTTAGTCATATATTTATTTAGATAACGCATCATTACAGCTTCTCCAATACCTTCCATTTCAGAACCTACTTCTCCAATATTATATTTATATCCTCTTTGGATACTTTGCCATGCTCTCTCTACTAAAGAAACAGCTTCATCTTCTGAAACTCTGGTACCTTTTATAGGCACAGAAACTTTATCTATAGGAACTGTTTTTTGTACCCCTCGTTTAGGACCTAACGCTATCATGTCCCAAGAAGCTAAAGAACGGAAAGCATTTCTTACGTTACCTATATATCTGTTTAGTTCTCTAGGGTCAGGTAATGTTATAGTATGAGCCAGATATTCAGCAAGTGTTGTTGCAGAATGAGCTGCCTTTATCGCACCAGACGATACTCCGTCAACCAGTGCATCTCCACCGTCTTCAAAAATTGCTGCAACATTTACCTGCATTGTATTAGTGTCAGGGTTTAACTTAAATGCTCTCTTTAATTCATTAGTATTAGCAACAGCTTTAGTTATTAATTTTTTTCCTATGTCAGGGAACTCACTACCTGCATATGTTTTATCAAAGAAACTCATAAGAGTATCTTTATGTTTTCTCAATTCTCCAGATATTTCATCGTATGCAAACCATTCAACTCCAGTTAAAGCACCTTTGTCACCATCCTCTATAATTTTCATTAATTCACTTTTTACATTCGATAATGAAGGAGGTCTTTTCAATAAATCTACATTTGTTGTCATACCACCTATCTTTTCTAATATCTCATCACTAAGTTGTCCCTCTTCAGCTAATTGAGATAATCTGACTCGATTGGAATAATCTCCCTTTATCTTGTTTACTGCCTTAAAATACGCAAGTCTAAATTCTGGTGGAGCATTAAAGAAATCTAACCATTCATCTAAAATAAAAGGAGCTTCCTCTATGTCTAGAGCAGATAAAGAAGTTTGAGGCATATCCCACATATCTCTCACAATTCTACTAGTCCTTAAATCTCTCTTAAGCTCTAGAAACTTAGCTTTCCTTCCTCCAGTAGCAACTTTATATTTATGCATATCAACTTGAGGTTTATTTCTTTGTTTCCATTTCTTTGGCTGCCATTGGTCATCTCCAACCTTTCTCCAACCCTTACTATATTTTTCAAACTTGTGTTCAAATCTAGTACCGTATTTTCTAATAGCCTCTATCCATTCCTCTGGAGTTTTAGAATCAACCATCTCTAATAGAATATCCGAGGCATCATCTCCATGTCTTATTTGATTTTTCACCAAGCTTTTTTGTACTGATATATCTCGTGATTTAGCACCAACCTCTGCAAGCTCTCGTACAACAGGACTATTTAAGTAATCTTCAACACCAGGGAAGTTCATAAATCTTTTAGCTACATTACCCATTAGTCTTTTCTTAACTACATTGGTTGTACTACTTGGAAATTGTTTTCTTAATCTTCTAACTTTTGACCAATAACCACCAGCAACATTAGCTGGGTCTAAACCTAAGGTAAATAATCCATCTACAATACCTGAAGTTATTCTATATCCTCTATCATCAGCACTGTCTGCAACACGATGCATAGCTACTAGACCAGGAGATATAGGTCTTGCAGTTCCATCTGCAAATGTATAAGTATTTGCATTAACTCTATTTCTTTCATCAACTGTTATAGGGTCACCTAATTGCTGTTGAATAAATCTTCTTGCATTTTCTAGCTCCTGAGGATTTGTTGTATTAGCAGCTATTCTTTTATATAATTCTGTATCTTCAGCAACAACAGAGTTTCCAAAGAAACCTGTTCCTAAATTAATTGACTCATTGTTTAGGAATTTTTCATATGCTACACCAAATTGGGTAGGACCTAACTCATCTTTCTTAGCTTCTCTCTTTGCACGAAATTCATTCATTGTAGTATCTGGAGCCTGACCAAGTGCCTTAGCAGTAATAAAACCTAAATTAGGAATTAACTCAAGTAAAGCAAACTCCATAGGAATATCTTCATTAATCATTACTGCAGCAGAAGATTGTATTGGTCTTTTAATTAATTTCTCTGCAGCACTATCCATTGCAACAAATGCAGTACGAATAGTTCCTTTTAACATTCTTCCTATAAGATTGCTTTGTTCTTCTGTGTATTCCTCCCAAGCATCTACTATATTTCGCATTGCTGGATTACTTCGTTTAAGACTTATCAATGGATTTTGTAAAGCAGCAAGTGACATACCTGCTAATAAACCATGGTCCATCCATCCATCTCTTTCCAAATAATTATGAACTTCAGAAACTCTTGTAGGGTTACTTTGGAAGTCTAGACCTAATCCTTGTAGTCTCTTATCAAGCTTACTTGTTTCTTGTATTTCTGATAGCTCAATCCGACTAGGATTTCTAAAATAAATAGCAGGCATTATAACCCTCTATTTTCTATATCCTTTACCTTCTCGTATAACTGCATGATTAAATCAGAAGGAAAAGCAGAGTTAGCTTCTAATAATATCTGAGAAGCTGGCATGCTTACTAATCCCATTGTATCAAGACCAGCCATACCAGACTCTAAAGGTCGTCCAGTTCCAGCATCAAATACATCTTCTTGTTCTAAAGAAGGAGCTACCATAGCTGGGGGTCCTGCTTCTTGAACATCTGTTAGTGGAACTCCAGCTTCATTTACTTGATTTACTAAATTTGTTTCATCACCGTAAGTTTCACCTTCCATCATTCCTTCAACTATTTCTTGATTAGAAGCCATCTGTCTCCTTTCTAAGGACAATATCTATAAAGCCAAATGACGGAATATAACCTAGATTTAATATAGTCATGTTAAGTGGTATGAATTGAGAATGTACATCAAAAAATATAGGTTGATTCTCAGTTTCTAATTCTGACCAATCGTTAGATGCAATCATATCCATAAACATATCATTTACTGTAGCGTCATCCACTATGGACCTCCTATCATACCAAGAGCCTCTTGAGGACTTGGTGGTTGTTGCGGTAATTGAGGACCTGCTGCTTCTTCTTCTGGCATACCAGCAGCTGCTTGCTGTTCTAGAAACATTTGTTCTTCTGGACTCATTTGTGGTTCTTGAGGAGTAAAGTACTTCTTCAAGATATCACCCATCTTTCCAGGTTTATTAAATATATCTACAATAGCAAGTAATGCTTCCTGGGAACCTTGTTGACTTTGTTGTAATAGAGATTCGAATAATACTCTCTCAGCATTTTCTTTTGTAATCCTATCGTTAATTGCTTCTATGTTATCTAATCCGTCCATTTCTTCCTGCAAGGTTTGTTTGTCTATAATCCCAGCTTGAAGTAACTGCAAACCAGTTACAATCTTCTGAGGTTCATCAAAAGAAGCCATAGCACCATATACTCTTCTAGTAGAGAAGTTCCCATTAATATCTTTAACAGGTGTATAGTTTTCAGCATACTGCTGACCATCTTTATATCCTGCTATAGGTTTCTTGAAATCAGAAAAAAGAATCTCATCATACTCTAATCTTTTAGAATCAACCTTCTGTAAAGCATCTTGTAATACCTGTTGGTATTCTCTAACCATTCCATTAACACCACTAGATAGTTCTTCTAATCCTCTTCCAGTTACAAAACTATTAGGAGAGATAGCATCATCTTGTTGTGGATATCCTGATACTACTCTTAATTGTCTTTCGACTCTACCTACCATTTCAAATAATTGATACGGAAGATTATTAGCTGGCTTACTAACTTGTGAACCAGGAGTTAAGTAGTTAATTGCAAATCTACCTTTTCTATATTGTCCTGACTCTATTTCACCTACAACATTTGTTTCAGTGAATACTGAATCTTCCATAGCTACAACAGACAAGATATTTATCTTAGCCATTGCTGCCATTAAACCAATGACTTGGTCAAACTGTCCTTGTATCTTATCGAATGAAAACTTTTTAGCTACAACAAATTGAGGACCAGATGCTAAAGGATTAGGAACAAATTCTAATATCTCTTTGAATCCTGGATGTACAATATAAGTACCTTCAGCGTTATAGTACTCAACAACTGTTTCTCCAATATCTCTCATACTTTCCCAGCTACCATCATCACTTCTATTAGTATTCAAAAAGTTTGTATGTGAAGATACTTTACTCTTACCTTCTTCGATTTGAGCAAATTTAGGTTTTAGGAATGGATACTCAGAAATTAATACATCTTTAGGTATAGTTCTTACTATTCCTAAATCTTCAGGGTCTTCAGGTCCATAACCAAAATAACAATCATAAGGGTCTCTAATCTCTGCTACGGGATAAGGATAACCATTTACATCATATTTAGTTTTAATAACCCATACAGCAAAACCATAACCTGGTAACCATCTACCAACTTGTGGTAATTGCATCTTAATATCTGAAAGAGTGTCGTAAGAGTGTACAATTCTTTCAAGCTTATCTCTTCTAGCTTTAGCTCTCTCTGAATTGTTTTGATTGAAAATATCTATCTTAACATTAGGTTCTCTACCTATTTTTTGAGCAAGTCTATCTAAACCCGATACCATCAGGTTAGGAATAGGAGTTTGATTTATACTCCCGCTTCTTGCAAATTCTGAACCAAGTAATGCTTCAATTCCTTCCCTACCTCCATTAACTATAGACTTAAATCTCCATCTATCAGATAAGGACTGTTGGTGTTCATATCTTAAAAACTGAACTCTATCCAGAACTTCTTTTGCGTTGTCAACTTCTACAGCCATTTAACTCCAAGGTGCTTCATTCATATCAATCATATCATAGTTTTCGTAGCTTGGTGTGTAATCTACCCCCATATCGCTTATAGTTTGTTTAACCATTTTTCTTATTTCTTTCATAGGAAACCAACTAGCCATAACTAAGTCAGACTTAGCATACCTTGATTTAGCTGCAAAAGATACCAATTGTTTTTTATACATAGTTGTTTTTGCTTGAGACTCTGCATCATTGTAAGGTAATTTAATTTGACCTTGTTCAAATAAAGGAACTAGAGTTGTTACACCTAAAGTATCATCCCATTTGTTTTTATAGGTTTGATGTCCATCAATAATGATTCCAGTATGAGCACATAAATCTTTAATGCCTTTATCTTGTCTTATAGCTTGTTGGAAGTTATTTTCTTCTATAACCCAATGAAAGCAGTGGTACTTTTGATACCATTCAAGTATAATTCTGTGAGCTTCTGCTATACCTCCACCTTTATGATTTTCATTATCAACCATCTGCATACTTAACTTACCACCTTGAATATCGACAGCCCATAAGAATGCAGCTTGGTAACCTGTTGCAGCTGGGTCTAGTCCAGCTATAAGTCTATGCCTAGGTGGTCTATCTCCAACTTTTGCTGAGTAGTCATAAGATGCTTCAATAATATCTGGTCTAAACAAAACTGCACCAGATGCATAAGCTTTATTAAGATATACCATTTCATATCTATCTAAACCACCAGTTGTCTGTGCATCAGCTTTTCTAGTCATTAGCCATTTGTAACTTCTAAATCCTTGCCATAACATACAGTCTTCGTGTTCTTCTGTATTCTCTTCAGGTACCATACATTCAGAACTATGAGCTTCTTCTATGATTGTTTCCCATGCTTCATTTTCTAATAAGGCAGAATATAAATCTTCAGGATGCTGTCTTGAACCAATAACAACTATTGCTGTATGTTCCTCTTTTCTAGAACCAAGAGTTGTTGTCCACCAGTTCTTTGTATTTAATCTAGCTGAAGGTTGTACTGTTGATGTGTGGTCTTCAATATCGTCTGCAATTATTATGTCGCAGTCTCTTGATAATATCTTTCCACCTCGTCCCACTCCGACCATAGTCGGTGATTTAATCCCTGGGACGGTTCTTGTTGCGACCGTAAAACCACCCCCTGACCAACTCTTCCCCGTCCTCGTTTTAGGCTTGAAACTTCCTCTTGGACCACAGAAATCCTCAACCAACCGTTCGTTGTTTTCCAACGTGTCAAGAACTGAAGTGACTGAATTTTTTGCAATATCCTCATTACCTCCTACCCACATAATTCTAACATTAGGTTCTCTACATATCAACCATACACAGAAATGTATAAGTAGTTCTGTTTTCCCATGTCTTGGTGGAGACAGTATCATCTGTTGTCCACCAGTGTCTATAGCATCTAAAATTGAATCTATCCACTCTTGATGAAAATCTGCAGTAATGAAAGGTACACCTTTTTCAGTTAAGAAGTATCTATCTCTAAAAGCTTTGAATGTAGATAGAGATGCAATAGCTTCTTCTGGTGTACTCCATTCAGCCTGTTCTTTCTCTGCTAACATATCTTCTCGATATGCAGCTAACATTCTTGACACATGAGCCTTAGTACAGTTTAGTTCATCTGCTACTTCCTGAAGAGATGTAGATTCATTCAAAATATCTAATGCATAACCATCATCAATAAATTGTCTGTAATAATCTCCTCTACGTATACTTGCAGACTTTCTCTCTAAATTTATGTCCTTAGGTACTTCTATAATAGGTGTCCCTTTTTTCTTAGCTCTATACTTAGAAACTTTTGCTTGATTTGCACATTTAGGACTACAGTACTTTCTTTGCTTTGGAGGTAAAGGATTATTACACTTACCTAAAGCACATACTACATTTTTAGCCACAATCTATCTTTTTCTTTTTCGATTAGCTTTATAAGCTGTTTTCTTTCCGCTTCTTGAATACGGCATTATTTTCTCCTAACTATCTTATTATATTCTACACATGATGCATTATTACAGGCATAACCTGTTTTATCAACCCTTTCAAGTATCTGAAAAGGTGTATTACATTTCTTGCATTTATATTTATCTATATGGTAGTATATCACTTGGGGGTGTCCAGGTAATGTATTGAAGCAATTCCCTACATACGCGGGTTCGAAACCCGCCACCTCCACTATGACCATCTACAGTATAAATCCTGGTTTCATCTGGACAGATGACGGAGAAGGTGTTCTCTTGGAATTTGAGGAAGAGGAGTGAAAAAAAAAATTTTTTCTGGTAACATACCCTCATGGTAAATAAAAGAACACCGAAACCTAAGGCTGAAGGACGAGTAACTGATTACGTTAAATCAAAACTGTTTCCACCAGGTCCTCTAGATAGAGACCCTAATGTTTGGAGCTATCAAGGGATGCCTAAAAGAGAAGCTCGTTCAAGAGTTGCTCAACATAAGGCACTTTATAGAAAAGCTGAGATTAAAGCGAACCGTTTCATTAAAGAAGGAACCATGGCTAGTAAAGAAGGGGCATCTTCTCTAGCTAGAAAACGAACAGGTCAGTATCTTCATGCAAAGAAAAGAATGAAGAAGTACGCACATGTAGGTGTAAAGATGCAAAGTATATACAACCCACCTACAAGACATGAAAAAAAGAAGTAGGCTTCTAGCAACATTAAAAAATACTATCTGCTAAGGTTATCTATACAAATAGTTTTATCTAGTAAGAGGTTACAGGTAAAGTGGCAATCGGGCTGCCGAAAGCTTGGAATTGGTAATACAATAACGGAGTAACGCAAACCAAGTACCCAAGGACCTAAGAAGAATAAATCTTAAACTTTTTACGCATATAGCGTATAGAGCCCGCTATGTTCAGAGTTTCTTGTTTCCCCTCGCTTTACTACTAGTAATAGTGTATACTGAGTACTAACGGTGTACACTGGGTAGTGTATCTGCTTGTTCTTAGAACCTGTAACCCACTATCTAAAAAGATATCATTACCCAGTTACAACAACTCTTATAATTACCAGTAATATATAGAGATATATACAGTCTACACACCCCCCTCCCCCACGTTGACATACCTACCCGCGTAGTGCCACCCCCCTTTGCGTGTCTACATTGTTCTGTACGTTTAGTTCTCTCTTGTACACGTTTTTGTTTCCGATTGAGATAAACCACAGACAAACTATTTCAGGCTTATTTGAAGTAGTGAGTAACTTTTGACAGCAAAAGTAACCAAAACTGTCTAGGGTATCCCCTTAGAAAACCGGAACAAGTATAGCATGCGAGAAGTTACAAGAACACGCGTTCCGCGTGTGTAACTAAAGTGTCGCATGCAAGTTGAGAGAGTACAATTCATTGAGAGGTGTGAGTTGTGAATGTAATTTAACCTCTGGAGGCATCTAATTATGACTAAATTAAGTGCTAAAGTTAAGTCTCTGAATATAGCTGGTGTTTTGTTTCAGAACATCTCAGAGATACAGACTATCATATTTAATCAGACTAAATTGTCTGGTTTTATACCTAGCTATACTGTACAACACGGTACAGACACTTATCAAATAGGAAAGGCTAAACTGACTGAAATACAAACTAGTCAAGGTAGTCTTTTAGAAGTGCTTATCAAGAACAAAGATAAAATTTGTTCAGAGGGGGAAACCTTTAATGAGAGTGCTTACACTATTTGGAGTGCATTCAAGAATGGCGAGGGAGTTGCTGTTTTTGATAATCCTACAAAGCCTGTAAATCTTATTACACAGATGAGATATGCAGGTGTTACTGAACAACAGGTTAAAGAAAATCCTGAACAAGTGTTAAGCCAAGTGCCTAATACTAATGAAAAGGATTTTTTGCTAGCCTTTGAGGGGGGGAATATAGTTCAACCTGTATTGTCTGAAACTCAACAAATAGTTCAGCAACCTAAAATGTCTGACATGATGAGTGTAGAGGGTAATCCTTTATGGTCTGAGTTCCAAGAGTTTCTAGCTTGGAAAAATGGACAGTCAAGTTAAGACTGGTTAGTTATATAGTTCAGTCGGTAGTTAATTCTATCGGCTGTTCTATATTCTTTTTTCTCTATTCTAAATAAAAAATACTATTACGCGAGCCACATCACCACGTACCCCCACGCGTAAAATTCTACGTGTAAAATCCTACGTGTATACGCGTACCCACACCCACCATATATAGTATTCGAACATTTGTGCTATACCATATCTGGTATGTCCTCATCACTACGCGTACCAAAAAAATACTACATGTACCCCACTGGTAGAAAAAATCTTACACATAAAAAAAAATCCTACGCGTGGGCTAGGTGCCAACCCACATCACCACGTTATGCGTTATCATGTAACTTTCTTTGTGTTACGTCACAAAAAAAAAATAAAATTTTTTTTACACACTAACGCGAACTCTTTATGTATACATGTAAATATGTTACGTCACAAAACTGGATTTGACTTTGATTTTGGAACTGCTATTGTTTCCTCAGCGACTTTCTTTTAGAGTTGCATAGTTTACATATAATCGTGGGAAAGGAGAAAATATGTATACAGATAATACGAATAATGAAGGGGTACCCAAAACTCCCAAGTCAACAAGGACTATGCGAGTTGGTGAAAGCCTTACTCATTATGGTAAGCCGTATGCATCTGATGAGAACCCTGATAAATATTGTGTTGGTTGTGATAAGGTAATCAAGAACAATACAGGTTTCTGTTTCAGGTGTAGCAAGGTAAAAGAACAGGTAGATACAGCACTACTTATACAACAACTTGCAAGTGCAGGAATAATACATGAGACCACAACAGTTAGACTTGTGTCTGGTGTAGTACAAATAGTAGATAATAGTGTTGATGAGGAAGCACGAGAGTGGGAGGAACTGTTCAATGCAAGAGAGAAACAACAGCGTTCAGATGAAGCAAGTGAACGAGGTTGGAATACATCTGCACAACAGACAAACGATAAGTACTGCTCTACTTGTGGTGTTCAAATACCTACGGCACTAGATATATGCGAAGCTTATGATGAATTTCATGAGAGTATAGAGAATAAAGTTATCCTTATCAACCCGATAATTGTTTGATTATGGGTGCCTCCATAATCGGCTATCTACTTGCTATGTAGTAGGTAGCTTGTAGCACATAAGGTACGATGAAGTAATCTGTGTACACGCCCTTGTGTGTTACAAGCTATCTATAAAACAATGATACAATAGCGTGCTGTTGTTAGGTGGAGTGGGTAGCATGTAACACGCAAGGTTTGAGAGGTAAAAATTGTGAGTGTACTAACCGTTCCTTCATAGACGGCTCCTTCACAATAACAATTTTCCGTGTGTGTTACATGCTATCTATAAGTAAGAGTTGGGTTAGACAATGCCCTGTTCCCCCAACACCTGAACGTAGGTAGCGTGATACCCTCGTGACTTTCCCCATGATAGGTAGAAGCATCGTGTGACGCGAGGGTATCTCGCTATATAAGAGAGGAGGAGTAATATGGCGAAACAAAAAGATGAGAGCGAGATGAGTGAGGAACTTCTCAGAGATATACGAGAACTTTCTCAAGCATCTGCGTCAGCATCTATTCAAGAGAAACTATTTCAACTCGGTACGAAAGACTGGTTTGATATATTAATGTGGATAGCCAACGATTTATACGTTTGGAAATCCGATACAAAGGCTAGAGATGAAATCAAGTTGCACTCTGCAATGTTATATGAGTGTCTTGACCATCAGATTAATAAAGCAATTATGCGTATCAATAGAGAGGAGGAAGCATAATGCCTAGCATAAACGACTACGGAGTAACACGCCCAGCTTACGATACCATTATGGAAGAGTTCGCAGACGCGTTCAAACTACGAGAGGAGAAATCTGAAGCTACAGGAAACAATAGCATACATGCAGAGAATAGGGGTATAGAGTTCCCTATGGAAAAGGAACGAATATATAACGTACAAATGTTTGTTAACGTTAGTGGTGCTCAGATGATAGTGTGTAAGATTAAAGCAAGAGATATGCTTAATGTGTATACAACTATCTATACTGCATGGGAGAACTTCATAAGACACATGGAGACTACTGCATATTACCTTATGGGTAAAGAGGAGTTTGATGGGAACATGACCTATCAAGAAAATTATACAACTGTTCGTAATTCAGAGCCGTTGATGATTATCATATCAAACCCTGACTTCATAGAGGGAGATGCACATGCAATAAACGCAGCTGGTGTAGATGAAGGTCTTGCGAAAGACTTTCAGGATTACCTAGAGAAGTTCAGCACAGAGCCAGATACCAAGCCTGTGAGTAAATCTGTTCTTGGAGAGGAGGAATAGTATGAGTAACATATACGACTTTATGCAGAAAGCTAAGCAGTATCACCCAAGTAATCAAGATGAAGTGATATTGCCTGATACATACAAGGATATGAAAGTAATGTTGAATTGCCTTAAGTGTATTGAGGAACTGCCTGCAGACGAAAGTCCTAGAGACTACGGCAGACTTGAAGTAGGTTTACTTAAAGATAAGAAAACTATTAGAGTACATTGTCAGCGTGAAGGACATGGTGTAGTTGGGGAATGGGTATTGAAAAATCCACCTGATGCAAAATGTGATTGTGAGGAACACGATGAGTAGCCAATGGAAAAAAGCTAAGGACAAAATGAATATAGACGTATCAAAGGAAGTACTTGTAGAGGATATGAAAGATGTAGGCGAGGCAATTCAATCAATCATAAATATACTTGTACCTTTGGTAGAACGTGTGGATTTCTATGAAAATCAGGCAGAGGAAGTGCTAAAGATGATAACAATAAATACGCATCTACAACAGGCACAACAAACTGCCACTCTTAATACATTCAACGAGATAGATGAGGAACTAGGTTCTAAATTTATGGGTGTTATATTTAAGATGACAACGGAAGACCCTGATATGCGAAAGTCATTCCAAGAATACATAGTAGGTGAGATGGAAAAAGGGGACTTAGATGAGGATGAATTACACGCAATTCAATCAATCAATGAAGTTCTCTCTATCGCAAATCATCAAGCAGATATGTACGATGATAGCGAGAGCTGTGATGAGGACATGCCAGATATGTATAACATGGGTGAGGAGGAATAATGAAACATTGGGTAGCACTGATACTCGTAGTTAGTTTTATTACGAGCGTTATTAATAGCATAAGAGATGCGAGGAGGAAACAATGAAAGCGTATGTATTTGATACGAAAGAATTATCAAGGACTTCACGAAGGACACCTCCTCCAATGAGGAACAAACATGATGCAAAGGTTATCATAAACGATACAAACCATGCAGAGTTAGAGGATATATTAACTCAATTGTGTTTGATAATAGGAGACATAGCATGTACCTACGAGAATGAGGATAGTGACACCTCATTACCTCGCAGGACTGACTATATATATCCACACAAGGAAGGAGTGGAATAGTATGAGTGGGAAACCAGATGACTATAAGCTTAAGCCTAGATACGTATCCATTACGTCAGAAGTTCTTGCGTTCTTGAACTCTGTCGCACTTATGCATGGATATGATAGGTCTATTTATCCTCAGTTCTTTTCCATATACAATATGTTTGATATGGATACAAGAGATGAGGAGGATAGAGTGTACGCAGATGAAAGGTATCCTTGTACTTTAATGCTCGCTATGCAGAATAGTGAGAGACAAGAAGTACCTTGCGAGACACACATACGAACTATGTGGAGAGTTGTTGTTAGGACATCTAAACCACATGATGATAATTTACTACGAACAGTAGATGTATTCTTAGATATACCTATTGTTGCTTACGAAGCATTACCTGATGTTAAGGAAGCAGTAGTAATAGATGACGAAGCAGATATAAGTACAATACACAAAGTTGAGGACATCACGGAGGGAGTTGTTAAACTATCCGACTTAATGGATAGTGATACATTACACGATGAACTTCAAGAGTTCTTAACTCAACAAGCAATCGTAGAGGAGGAATAATATGGATTGTTGGAAACTAGCCGATATGGTAATCGGCAAAAGTAATAGAGTGTTATTATACGGGCCACCTGGTACGGGTAAGACATTCGCAGCTACGAAATATGGCGTAGAGGAACTTGATAAAGTTAATGCTATCACATTAACAGAGGACAGTTCAGCTGCAGAATTGCGTGGCTTTTATATACCAAACGAGGAAGGTGCTTTCAGTTGGCAAGATGGCATAGGAGTACAAGCATGGAAGTCTGGTAACAGACTTGTTATCAATGAGATTGACCACGCAGGTGGAGATTGTTCTACTTTCTTACACGCTTTACTTGATGACCCAGAGTATGCATTCATTACTCTGCCTAATCAAGAAGCAGAAAGAGTACAACCACACGAGGATTTCAAAGTTGTAGCGACTATGAATGGTACACCTGATATGCTTTCACCTGCATTGAGAGATAGGTTTCCCGTTTGTATAAACATAGATAGTGTACACCCTGAGGCATTAAAAGGTCTTAGCAAAGACATTCGTACATTAGCAGGGGAACTTGCTGTTACGGAGGACGAGTCAAGGCGTACATCTATACGTTCTTGGGTTGAGTTTGATAGACTACGAAAAGAACTATCAGATAGAGAGAGTGCATATGCAGTATTTGGTGAGCATTTAGGAGATGACTTGTTAGATACTCTTAATGCTGACTTAGAGGACGAGTAATGTTCTATCCTGAAAATCACGTACAGGGCTTATGGAATATAAGTGTGAGTGATACAGTTGAGGATACTACTGTTGATGTAAAGAGAAAATCAGCAGTAGTTCCTGCTGATGTAGTACCCATACTATCTTTCGCAAAGGCAGACAACAAATTATACAGAGGTTTAAGTATAAATGTTGAGACAGAATGGGTGATGATAGGTAAGCCTGAGGATTGTTCAATGCAATATCAGAACGAGTATATACCAACTGGTGACGCTAAAAGGTGTCGTTATTGTGACGGTTTAGAGAAACCACCTTCTTATAGGTACGGTGTGAATTGCCTTAATTGGAAAAGGGAAATCAAAAGAGATGAGCATGGTAATCCAATATTCATATCTTATCCGACTAGAGTTTATTACTATCGTTCTGGTTCGGGTGGAGACTTGGCAACTCCTACTAATGAAGACCCACGTAATTATCTAAAGAGATGGGGTTTTCCTCTGAGAGAGAACTACCTCGTGCATCATCCTGAGACTAGTTCATCTTACTTGAGATTGAAAGAAGCGAAAGAGAACGGACTTCTGGAAAAAGTATTTGAAGCTAAGAGTAAAATAGACGAGGACGGATATGACTTGAACATTTACAGAAGGCATGATGATGAGGCTACCGAAGGGATATCCTATCTGAATGTTCAGGGAATGGGTGTTATTCAGGCAGATATAGATGACCAAGTTGTATTCTTGGACAACATTAGGAATGCCTTGCAGTACTTCTCATTACAAAAGAAACAATCAAAGATAAGAAGCTACAGAATATCAAGTGGTTATTATGAGAACGATGTCTTTGATGATAGAGATTGGTATATAGCAAATCAATTTGTTAAGTGGGAAATGCTTGGTCGTAGAGTTTGGTTTATGAATGAAAACGTATGGCATCATCAAACACTATCCGTTACTGCTATTACATCTGTACTAGGCTCAATAATTAATACAACAATACAGAGTACTCCTATGGAGGATTTGTATTACTACCTAATGGATACAGCTATACACCCTCTGGCTATGTCAAGATTGTTAGAACACATAGAGGCAGAAAGTAGTGATAGAAGTAATACTGCGTTTGATACAGATAATGGTGATTACGGATACGAGATATGGTGTCCAATATCTGAAAAGATGGTTACGCCATATCAATATATCTGGGAATTTATGACGCAATTTTCTCGTGGTGATGAGAGCAAGCATAAAGAAGTTATGGATAGCATAACTGAATTTTGCTACACAACATCTCAGAAAATAAGAACTGCTTATGGAAACCTTATATCAAGGGATACAAATCACATCACTCTTAATAGGATTAAGAATACGGCTGCGATTATATCTAATGGGTGTCTAAGAGTTAGAGCGAGTAGTTCACCTAGTATTAAGCATTCAAGTAGTGCTATGTCTGACTACATGGATAAGGATAGTGCTGAGTTCCGAAGCATGGTATCCAAGATGAAGTCCAAAGAGGAGAGTAAATTCATAGATGAAACTGCTAAGTTTAATGCGAAGTACATGGATGGTAACTCTGCTATATGGGAGTGGGGAACGAAAGGTAGTAAACCCACAGATACTTCTAGAGTTAGAGATGCTTGGTGGGGTCAGATGATTGTTATACAACCTGCACTAACAAGAGACTTGAAGCATAAGTTAAGGGGTAGGTTATATAAGCCTAACGAATATGGAACTGTTCCTGCTTTCATGGATAGGTTTGCCACCGATAAGAGAGTGTTTAAGCACAAGAAAAATATCAAAGGTGGAACTGTTCTTATAGATGCTAGTGGCTCTATGTCATTAACTGAGGAGGAAGTCTTTGAGATACTTGAAACACTACCTGCGAGTACTGTTGCAATGTACTCAGGTAGTTCCAAGAAAGGCAGAGCTAGAGGTGGTGCTGATGGAGAGCTAGTTGTTCTTGCGAAAGACCAGAAGCAGATAGCAGAATTACCCAATGCTTTGGGTGAGAATATCATAGACTTACCAGCTTTACAATGGCTTGCAAAACAACAGACACCTAGAATATGGGTTAGTGATGAGGGAATTACACAACTTTCAGGAAGAAGTGGTCACAGGCAAGAAGCTGTTGTTACTAGAGAAGGACAGAAAGAATGTGATGACCTCGTTAAGCGAGCTAAGATTATAGTTCTTAGCGATATAGATGATGTGAAAGAGTTCGGGAAAAACAGGGTACGGTAATCACAATTATTGATATAATCATAGGTGGTAGGAGTTTCCTCCTTTCGCCTACCGACCTCAAGGGAGGACATGTTAATGCATGTCCTCCCTTTTTTTTGTCTTTTTTTTTTTACGCGTATTCACGCGTAGCACATGATTAATAGTATTCAAGCATGAAATATATTTTTTTTTTATACGCGTAACACATGCAAAATAATGACTAGAATGATAAGCATGAATAATATAGATAATCTAATACAAGAGGTTAGTCGGCTTCACACGTGGGAGGATAATGTTTCTAAGGATTGCAAAGAGTTCTTAGATTTATTAAAGAAACATGTAAGAAATGGAAACAATATTAACGCTACCTCTTTTCAAACAGTACTCGAAAGAGAATACAACGTTAAGGTTAGTAATGCTACTGCCAATCGTTGGGTTAAAAACCAACTAAAGGAGGCTAACGTAGATGAGTAAAGAAAAAGACCTTGCAAAGCTAGTAGCTGAAGCTGAAAGCGATACAGTAAAAGCTCTACAAGAGGACAACAGGAGGTTGCTTAAACAAAACGAGAAGTTAAAGATGACTCGTGAGGAATACTGCAACGTACTAGAGGAAGTTGTATTACAAAACATAAGAAGCCTTGATATACCCCCATGCACGGTGCCACCACACAGTAAGAAGAGGGTAGGAGAAGAGATATGTGTACCTATCATATCAGATATACAATTAGCTAAGCGTACAGCTACATATGATACAGATACAGCAGAGAAAAGAGTAGATGAATATGCTAATAAGATTATTAAGCTAGCAAGACTACATAGAGCTAGTGGTACGCCTGTTAAGAAGGCAGCTGTACTTGCTTTAGGTGACATTGTAGAGGGTGAACTCATATTCCCAGGGCAACAGCATGAAATAGATGCCTCTTTATATAGACAAGTAACAGTAGATGGACCACGTATAATGCATAACTTCCTATCTAAATTGCTATCAGAGTTTGAAACTGTAGATGTTTACTGGGTTATTGGTAATCATGGTTCACTAGGTGGTAGAGCTAGGCGTGATTATAGTCCAGAAACTAATGCAGATAGAATGCTAGGAAAGATACTAGAGACTATGTTTGAAAAGGAAAAAAGAATAAACTTCGTAATACCAGAGGGTGGAACAGCTAAGAACTGGTACACAGTAGCAGACTTAGGAGAGAAAGCTAAGTTTCTATGCTTTCATGGTGATAACATAAGAGGTAGCATGGGACTTCCATTCTACGGATACAATAAAAAGATACTTGGTTGGAAAGCACTGGCATCAGCAGGATTAATGGAGGACTTTACGCATGCAGTATGTGGACACTATCATACACCTACGTCTTTGTATCTTAATGATGTGAGGCTATGGGTGAATGGCTCTACTGAAAGTCATAACGCATATGCACAAGAACAGTTAGCAGCTATGGGAAGACCCTCACAATATACATTATTTGTTAAACCTGATAAAGGTGTAACAGCAGAGTATCTAGTATCTTTAGAATAGGGGGTGATAAATGTCTGACTGGAAAGAAAATCCTGCAAGCGAAGCACAGATGAAGTGGGTAAACGATATCCTAGATAAAGCTCGTGATAAGGGTATTGATAATCTCAATGAACTTGAAGAACTATATGGAGATGGTGTAATTAACGGTGGAACTGCAAGTGAAATCATATCTAATTGGAATGATAAAGTTTCATAAACAGTTGGCATAAAACTGTCACATGTATAAAGTAATATATATATGAGAAGGAGGTTAACATTACATTTAACTTAGATGACTATGTATTAGTCGAAGACCGTATAGCTGAGTTCTGGTTAAAGTATCCAGACGGTGCTATAAGAACAAAACTTGTAAGCAGTACAGATAACTTAGAGAGTGTTGTCGTTCAAGCTGATGTATTCAGGAACGGAGATGACACACTACCTCTAGCTACAGGTATTGCACAAGAAGAGAAATCACAAAATGGTTTCGCAAATAAATTCTCATGGGTAGAAAACTGTGAGACTTCTGCTATAGGTAGAGCGTTAGCAAACGCTGGCTTTCAAACAAAAGGAGAGAAGCGACCTAGTAGACAGGAGATGGAAAAGGTAAAACGAATGGAGGAAAGTGAGAACATTTCTAAAGGAGATAATAGTGCCACCACAGAACCTCGGCAATCTAAAACCAGCAACGCTTGGGAAGAAAAGAAAAAAGGAATCGTTGAAAGAAAAGTGAACACTAGCAACAAGCCAGTAGACACATCAACCAACAATGATGCTCCTTCTCAGGATGCTGGCTTGTCTAGTGCAGCCGATATAATAGGTGATACTTTAGATACAGTAGTAACTCAAATACCTACACATCCTAATGGTAAGAAGAAGTTCGATGAGAACGGAGTACCTACATGTGTATGTGGACATGCAGTTATGCTAGCAAAGAGGAATAAACCAAGAAGTCCTCATGTTAGATGCTCAGGTGCTGCCTTCTGTACAGAGGGAGATAGTAAAGACGGTATGGTATTTGCTAAGAGTTGGTGGATTGATGATGACAAGACACCTTCAGAAATTAGGAACTGGTATCTAGAACAAACAACAGATGCTAAGCCTATCGAGGAGATAGATGACTTAGAGGCACCATTCTAATGGCTCAGATAGATGTTGTTAAAGAATTATTGCAAGATAATCCAGACGGGGTGTGTGGTTCAGTGTTCTTAGAGCATTATATTCCAAGATTTGGTGGCTTAATACATACATTACGCCATGAAAAGGGGTGGGATATAGCTACAGAAGGCTGTAACTTACACGAACACAGAACTCACCAGTATAAGTATAGACTTATAGCTGATGAGTTCATCAATTATGATGTAAACAAAGGCGAAATGCTGTCATTTACACTATAATTAGCAGTAGTTATGCCTCTGTGTGTCACAAATAACTGACGAGTTAGACACATAGAGGTAAACTATTTTATTAGTATTACTTACTAACTTGTTTTTTAGCAAATTCTTTTACTACAACCAACGCAGAACCTGCACCAGCCATAGCTGCAAGTTGAACTGCACTAGCGTCAACACCTACTAGAGGTGCTACTGTTAAAGCTCCTATGAACGCTTCAACGAAGGTCCATATAGTCTTCTCTAACATGCTCTTAAGTTCATCACTCAATTTATACTCCCAAGCTTCATTCCATGGGGTCCACTTCACATCCATTTTGAATGTCCCGTCTTGATTTCTTCTTCGTTTAATTTTATCAAACATATGTCAGTATAGCACCTACCATAGTCTTCTACCACGATTGTCCAACTTAAATTGGACCTTAGTTATCTTGTCATTTATACTTTCAAGTATTGATATCAACGAATCTACTGGTACTGTATCTTGTTTTGTAACTACTCTGTCCATTCTGCCATCATAATCTACATATGTTACCTCAGTTGGTCCAGCTTTTATACCTGCTAATATATAAGGATAAATATATTTGTAAGCTGATACGCTACTTCCTACGAAGCCATCTCTCTTAACAAGGTTACTCTCTTGTGATTGTCCAACAATAAGACAACCAGAGGTATGTTCATCTGTATTAC